AAAACCCCCCCCCCCCAAATAAAAAAAAAAAAAAAAAAAAAAAAAATAGAGGGAAGAGCCCATCTAGGGGGATATATTGAAACAAATACATTCAAATATATTCTAAACCATTCCTAATCTGGATTACAAATATATAACACTCTATGTTGGGATTTACAGATATGAATGGAATGGGAAACAACAGACCTGTTCATTAAAAACCTTTTGATGTTAATTTTAACATTTCTAACGCGCTTTTTTCGAAAAAGTCAATAGCATTCCTGCGGAATGAATATGTTTCAAAATATGCAGGTAGGATTAATTAATTGCTATATATTTCCCCATATCTGTTTTCCAAAATTTATTCATATCTATAAACCCCATTCAGCCAAAAGCCGAACAAAAAAAGAGGGAGCCGAAGCTCCCCCAATTCTTATCCTTTGACATATTTCTTCAAGAATTCTTCCAACTCTTCCGGGGAAAGCTTCCCAATTGCGGATTCTGCTTTCTTCACCGGATCGGTTGTTTTCCGACCACCGGCCAGAATATCCGAAACCTTGAAAACCGCATGGTCCCATTTTCCCGCATTCAACTGGTCTGGATCTTTCCGCCATTCGGCCTGTTTCATGATCCTCACCGATTTTTCCGCCAATTTCAAAATCTCATCTTGGCTGAGACCATAGAAATCAAACGACCAATTCAGATTGTACCTTTTCTGGCTTTCCTTGTTTGGCTTGACGGTATGCGTTGTGTGAACCATACGATCGCTCACCGAAACCGATAATGAGGCTTGCTCATCTGATCCAAGGGGAACCAACATTTTCGTTTCAACAACGGTTTCAACTTGCATGTTTTTAGCCATTTTTCTTTTCCTTTTTCATGGTAATTGGCGTTGGCCATCGGCCAACCCAATATGATTAACAATGAGAAACAGCGGACCGGCGAAAACCCCGACCTCTTTCTTATGATGTATAATACCAAATCCGATATTAAAAAGCAACATGTATTTCAAAATATTTTTTGTTCAAATGAACATGTGTTACCAGGTAGACATCGATTGAATGGTTCTAATCTGCATCAACTTCTTTTATGCCCATGCCTTTAACTGGCCCACAAATTGCACATGCAATTCTCATGCCAAGATCCGCATTCTCCCCAGCTATTTGAATTCAAATAGGCCGGCCCGCCCGCCCCCCCCCCTTTTCTTCTTTGGTTTCTCTTTCTAGACCATTTTCCATCTCAGAAAAATTTCAATTCCTCATAGAGGTGACGCAGTCACCGATATTCTTTTGGAAAACCTGTTAAAAAAATTGGCCTTTTTAGGTTAAAAAAGCTTTCAAAATTGAATTTAAAATCCGGTTTTTAAAGTAGGCAATATGCTTTATAATTTTAAAATGGATGAATTTGAAGAACTTTTAAAAATGCCCCGGACGGGTGGATTGAGAGAGCTCTGGAAAGATGAGCTTTCAGAAGAAGTTCGCCGGCGTTTTCAGATTTTTAAAAATGAGCTTTCGAAAGAAGAAAAAGAGGAATAGCAAGAAAAATGTCCTATGATCCTTTAAAGGAATTTCAGAGTAATAATTCAGCCCGGGACAGTTCTCGGCAGCTCTACCAGACAGAACTTTACGAGATGGAAAAAATTCTCGGGAAAAGAACCGCAACTGGGGCATTGAAATTAAAGCGTCTAAAGCCTCTTCATAGGCACATAATTGCCTGCCATCAACGGGGTTATTCTAATCGAGACATTGCTCACCTGATGGATATTACAGAGATTACAGTTTCTAGAACTTTGAATGATCCCCTTGCTCAAGAACTTATGAAAGAGTTCTCTGAAGGCATTGATCACGAAATGGAAGGCCTGATGGCTCTTGGCGTAGATGCTATTCGAAATGCTCTTCAAGATAATGACAGGAAGATTTCTTTGAAAGCCTCAGACCAGCTTTTCCGGGCCATGGGTAAATATAACCATACTCAGGATGATCCAAATAAAGTTAAAGACACGGCAGAAGACGTCATTGCCCGAGTTCTTAATGTGATGGAAAACCAGTCAGAGAGTATAAAAGAACTTGTCCGGCCGAGCCGGCCCCGAGCTATTGATACTAATTTTGTAGAGGTAACGAATAATGGCGACGATAGCCTTAGCGACTGAAAGCTTGATGAGAAGTGGCCACATCTGGACCTGGGAAGCTCTCACAGCAACTAACACCGATGGAGCCCCGGCCGATGAAAAAGTTGGCTCAATTGCTTTTACAGAGAAAACTGTAACTGTGACTGGGAACTTTGGAACAAGTGGTGAATGCACAATCCAAGGTTCTAATGATGGTACGAACTGGTTCACTCTGAACGATGTTTTTGAGAACCTGGCGGTTTTCACATCGGCCGGGATCATGCTCCTTGCAGAAAATCCGCGCTACATCCGGCCAGCTATAACCGCTGGGAGTGGGGCAATTGATCTTGATATTATTATTGCTGTTAAGGCAAATCTCCACTTCAGATAAAAGGATTAGAAAATGTCTACCTCAGACGCCATTAATATTGCTAAGAAAATGAAACAAACCTTCAAGGCTTTTGAAGATGCAGAAATTCTCCTGCTGGAACTTAACTCCGCTGAAAGCAGAAAAATCAGTCTTACGAAGGATAATGATAAGCTGGCTGAGAAAAAAGCTGAGCTGGAAATCTCTGTTCAAGATCTTCATGAAAAGATCCGGAAGCTTGCTGAAGATTCTAAAAAAGCTGAAATTCATTTGACTGAGGTTAAGTTGAATATCCGGGAAAATGTTGACGAGGAAATTCAGCTTGGTAAAAAGAAGCTGGCGGAAGCTCTTGCTGAGGGAAAAAAGGAGCTGGAAAAATTCCTCCGGGAGAAAGCCAATATGCAAGAAATAGCCCTCGCCGAGCATGAGCATATTTTGAATGCTTGTGAGCTTGCTCAAGCTAAATATGATGAGATTCTGGAGAATATTAAAAAGCTTAAAGAGTCTCTTTAAGAGGTTTATTTCAAACCCCTTTTATCCAAATTTTGGACCATAGAGGAAAGGCCTCATGACTTTTAGAATGCCAAACGCAACTGCAATTGCACGATGCGATGCTCTTGTCGATCAACTAGATGCCGGTAGCTCCGAAACAGAAGGGTATGTTAATATTTACACAGGCACACAACCGGCTGCGGGCGATGCTGCGGCAAGTGGTACATTGCTTGTAACTATTCCGCTGCAAAATCCGGCTTTCGGGGCAGCTTCTGACCAAGACCCAGGTGCGCAAGCATCTATGAATGGAACTCCCAGTGGTGTTGCTTCAGTCGGGGGTGGACCTTTAACTGCTGGCTGGTATAGGGCATTTGACCGGGATGATAATCCAGTCTGCGATGGGAGTGTTTCAGAGTCTGGGGGTGGTGGCGAAATGATAATTGATAATGATTCAGTTGCCGACGCAGCAACCGTTACAATTACTGCTTGGACGCATACCGAACCTGAAAGCGCTTAAGGAGTAATCCAGAATGGCGCTCGAATTTGATGGTGTAAACGAGCGGGTTGATTTCCCAAATACTGAGTCTTTCATAGGGTCAGATCACACTATTGCGCTCCGTTTCCAACGTTCGTCTACAGACGTTCTTGAGTATTTATTTCTTATTGAAAATGGGGCTACGAATTTAGCGCTCACCCTGTGGATTTCCGACGCTGGCGGCGGATCACCCAGGCTTACGTTTTCATGTTCTGGCAGTTCATTCCTTAGCTGTTCAACCTCAGCCTTAACGTTAAACGTCGATGAGTGGTATGATTTAATACTTAGCTGGGACGGAACAACGTCCGCTTCCGGCGTTACTATGTATCTGAACGGCTCCCTGCAAACTTTTAATATTGCTGAAAATGGTGCGTCTTTAATAGCTCAAGACGGTAACTGGGTTATAGCAGGTAAGCCAAGTGCAAATGATCGTAATTTTACTGGTCGGCTCGCTGACTATGGTGTATGGCCGGTAATTTTAGACTCTGGCGAACGAGCCCTATTCAATGCTGGCTTACCTCCTGCTTACGTTCGAGCGGTTGAAGATGATATAATCTTTGACGTCCGTTTTGTCGAAGGCAGCACTCTTGACGCTGTAAGCTCTGTTGAAGGGACAGAAATCGGAACTCCTGTAGAATTTCCTCAGCCTAACCATGTGATAGCTGGCACGCAATCATCTCCTATTCCGGTTCAAGCTTCGACAGCAACTAATGATTCAGAGGAAACCGACGATCGTAATGGAGCCATTACAACTACTTCTCCTATTCCTATCCAAGCAGGGACATTAACTAACGAAGCTGATCTAGGTCCTGGTATTACAGTCATAGGTTCTTTTGAAGGCGGAAGCATCGATCCAGCATCTTGCACAATCGGCGGAACCTCAATTAATCCCACTGTTACACTTGTTACCTATAGCGGCATCGCGGGGATTGTTCGGCATTGCTACGCGCGGGTTGAAGGGCTGACGGGCAAGACGCTGGAAGCCACCTTTGATAGCGATCCGATGTCTTTCGATTTCACCGCCGGGCAACCCTTCTGGTGGCGGCCTACGGGCGGCGGTTGGTATCACGGTGTTGGTGGCTGGCAGGAATTCGAAAGCACTGTAGTCACGGCCGGCGTGATGGTAGCTACACAAACGACGCCGTTCACCGATGATAGCATCGATATTGCCGAGCAGCCCTTTATAAATCCGAGCGAGCTGGCCGCATTCTTTGCCGAGCGTATTGCAAATAGTTCTTATGTGACATCTCCAGTATCCGGAGAGCCTACAACTGGACGCTTTAATATATTAGTAGCAACAACTGGTTATAACAGCGCTGTAATTCCAGAACTTTATCAACACGTCATCAGGGTTGGTACAGGCCCGCGGGTAATTCTGGTCGAGATCCGCCAACACCCGAATGAGGGCATCGGCGAGCTTGCTGCTACAAAGATGATCAGCGATCTCACAGATGAGTCAGCTTCATCCATAGCTCACCTTGAGCGTTACAGTTATTATTTTTTCCAAGGCAACCCGCAGGGCTGCTACGGCGGCAGTCAGGATGCTGCGACTTTCGATGCTGCAAACCCTACACTTAATTGTAATAGAGACTGGGATGGGACTTCAGAGCTAGATTGTGTTGATGCTGTAAAAGATTTCATATCGTCAGAAATTGGCGAAGGTAATATAGTTTTCGGCATTGATTGTCATAATAGGTTATCCGGTACAACAGGCCAAGAAAGTGCTTGGTTCTTTGTTGATACTCGACCACTGGTGCAGAGCTTTTTTGATCGTTTTAATACTGCATATTCTGGAACTGATTTTGTAGAATTTGCAGGGTCTGGTGATACATCTATTTGGGCAAATCATTTCTATGATGTTTTTGATATCCCGTGTCTTACTATGGAACAGGCATACGGGACCGATCCAACTTATGAAGCTTATGAAGAGTGTGGTTCTGCTACTATTATTGCGCTAAAAGCAATGGATGATGCAGAAGAATTTGGGGAATGGCGAGAGGTTATTATTACACAAATTGCTCCTATATCTATACAATCTATAAACACTGAAAATGACAGCCCTATAGTTATTAGCGATAAATTCTGGACAGTAATCCCGAAAAGACTCGGTAGGCGTAAATAGGAAATTTTTCATGGAAGATATGATTTTTAAAATGATAGATGCGGGCGGCAGTCTAGCTTTGTTCGGGCTTGTAGCTGGGCTTTGGAAACTTGACCGGAGATTGGTTATTCTGGAAACTACATTAAAACACATGCTGATAAGTTTCAAGCTCGGGGAGCATAAAGAATGACTCCTGAGGGTGCCATAATTGAGAGTATGTTTCGAGTTGTAGATAAAGAAGGCAATGACCGGGACTTTATTCTTAATCCTACGCAGAGAAAATTAGATGAGCTTTTGACTGGCCGGGACCTTATTCCGAAAGCTAGACAAGAAGGTGTATCTACGTATTTCCTTGCAAGATATACCGCTGCCTGTCTTATGAAACGGAATGTTAAAGCAGTTGTTATCTCCCATGAAGGCAAAGCCACTCAGAGACTTCTTTCTAGGTGCCAGTATTTTTTGAAGAATATTCGGGGCGGTGCAGCTATTGTCGGCCGAGACAGTATGAATGCTATCACATTTCCGAAGATGGATAGCACTATTTACATCGGAACTGCCGGATCAAAAACCTTTGGTCGTGGTGATACTGTAACGCATTGCCACTGTTCAGAATATGCCTATTGGCAGAATCCTAAAGGCTTGCTGGGAGGTCTTCTTCAAGCTGTTCCAATGAGCGGTGAGGTGGCAATTGAGAGCACCGGGAATGGTGTGGGCAATGACTATCATCGCCGAGTAATGCGGGCTCATGAAGGCCTGAGTGAGTGGGCTTGCCATTTCTTTAACTGGGTAGATTTTCCTGAATATTCTGTGCTTTTGTCTCCTGAAGATGAAGCTAAAGTTCTAAGTCGGCTTAACCCTTATTGGGACGAGCCCAGGCTTGTAGCTCAAGGAATGACGGCCGGGCAAATTATCTGGCGCAGGATTAAGCTTGAGGAGCTGGACTATGACCTTCAGCTATTTTCCCAAGAGTACCCGCTCACTCTTGATGAATGCTTTCAGGCTTCGGGATCTAGTCTTTTTGCTAAAGTTCGTTTTATGGATACTAAGGAATGGGCTGATACTGGGAATAATTTACATATTCTTAATGGCCATCCTTGTATTGGCAGCCAATATACTATCGGTGTTGATCCTTCTGGTGGCGTTGGTAAGGATAATGCAGTTATTCAGATCTTCCATGCTGAGAGCGGTGAGCAAGTTGCGGAATATGCTCACAATAGGATTGAGCCGGATACTTTAGGAGTTAAAGCTGCTGAGCTGGGCCGGTTATTCAATGAAGCTTATATAACAGTTGAGTCTAATAACCATGGCCCCGTTACTCTTGATGCTTTGCGGGATGAAGATTACCCGCAGCATTTAATATATTCTATGGAAAGCGCCGGATCAGCATATGAAGATAAGACCTTAATGCAACTAGGTTTTAGAACTTCTGTCCGGACTAAGCCTATCATGCTGGGTAAGCTTAGAACTCTTCTAGCAAAATCCTGGACTATTCATAGCACCGATCTTAAGTCTGAGCTTAGCACTTTCATAGAACATGAAGATGGAAAACTAGCTGCTCAGGATGGTTGCAAAGATGACAGAGTAATGGCGGCAGCCTGTGCTGCTATGGGTGCGGAAAGGGCTATGTTATACTCTGGGGATGGCCGGGAAACTGAAATTCTGGCTACCAAAGATCCGGCTAGATATCCATTCACGCTTGAGGGTATTATCGGAGGTTTGAGTGATAACACTCGTAAAGGCGGGCTTAAGCCACAACATGCTTCCAGCTCAGGCAATAGTACCTACTTGTTATCAAAATTTGGAACAAAGGGCTAAAAATGAAAATTCTAGTAATTTCTAAAAGCGGGGATGGTTTCGGTATTGCTCAGAAGCTTCAGGAAGAAGGCCATACGATCAGGTTTTATGTGAAAGAAAGTGGCTTTGATTACGTTCTGAATGGAATTCTTCCCCAGGTTCATAATTGGGAACCTAGTGCTCGAGACTGGGCGGACTTTGTGATTTCAGATATGGTTGGCTTCGGTAAGCTGGCTACAAAACTTGCTGCTATGAATGTTGTATATCTGGGCTTTAACCAAATTGGAGATTTGATGGAGCTTGATCGGGGAAAGCAAATGCAGCTTTTTACCCGCTTCAACATAGGAATTCCAGAAACTGAAGAATTTGCCAATCCAGCTCAGGGAAATTCTATAACTGATAACTGGGAAGATCCCGGATATGTTATCAAGCCAAGTGGAAATCTTGATACAGGTAAAACTTATGTGATCCGGGATAAGGATACCTTCACCTGGGCGCTTGAACAATACTCCGGGGATCAGGATCTTGTAGTTCAAAAAATTGTGAATGGGGTTGAGATTTCAACTGAAGGCTGGTTCGACGGGATTGAATGGGCAGAACCTTTTAATCATACTATTGAACTTAAGCGTTTCATGAACGATGATGTGGGGCCGAATACTGGTTGCATGGGAAATGTGGTTTGGAGAGCTAAGAATGATAAGCTAGTCCAGAACCTTAAAAAGCTCACTCCCTTTTTGCGCCATGCTGAGTTCCGAGGCCCAATAGACATTAATACCATTGTGAACAGTTCCGGGATTTATGCTTTGGAACTGACTACTAGATTTGGCTATGATGCAGTTGAAGGGCTTTATGAAAGTCTTAGTAAGAAGTGCTTTGGGGATATTTTACTGGATCTCGCTACTAAGACCAACCAGAATGATCCTATTCAAATCCCTATGCGGGATGGTTTTACCGCAGTTGTAAGACTTACTGTTCCGCCTTATCCATTCGATAAAGCTAAGCCTAGTGATCGTGGCCTGCCGGTTATCGGAATTCCGCATAATCTTGAAAGCATTTACCCGGCTGATATTTATAAGAATAATGGTCAGTTTTTCTGGTCCGGGAGTGACGGAGTTCTTTGCAAAGTAGCAGCTTTTAATGAAGATCTTGACCGAGCGATTGAAGAAGCCTACGCAAGAGTAAATAAAATCTCCGCGCAAGGTCTGCAATACCGAACTGATGTAGGTTGTACTGTAAGAAAAAGTATCAACTTGCTGAAAACTTGGGGTTATATGTAATGGCTGAGCAACGGGCTATTAAGCGCAAGAAAATAAAGCTGCAACAAGCTGACAGGCGATTTTCAAAAACTTTAGATGAAGTTGAAAAAGACAATCTAAAATATCGTCTACAGTTTTTGGAAGATATGCTAGGTCTTGGAGATGATAAAGATCGGACACGTCCGGCCCCAAAAAAGGAAAAGAGGATCTAATGTCTCTTGATGGATATCGCGGCTCTAAGGTAGACACTAATTGGTGGCTTGAGCAGATCAAACACGGAGAAGAGTTCCGTAAGAAATTTGCTTATGAACAGCAATGGCAGACCTGGAGATCGTATTATAGAGGAAATTGGGCTGACGATATCATGCCCCTTAACCTTTTTTACACCTACATGAGGACTATTGTTCCTCGCATTTATTTTCGTGATCCTACAATCTCAATCTCCCCGACCAAGCCGGGTCTGGAGAATATGATGTTCGCTCGGATTATGGAGCGGATAGATACTAAGCTTCTTAAGAATATGAAGTTTAAAAGGGTCATGAAAAGTACCGTGCAAGATGCTTTCTTGCTGGGAACTGGAATAGCCAAACTTGGCTTCGGCGGGTTTTATAGTCCTACTATCATGGATGACTATCCAGGCGCTCCGACTGATAATCGGGGCTTTGAAGTAGAGCATCATAACACTGAAAGTATGATGCCTTGGGTAGCTAAAACAAATCCAGGAAATTTTGTAGTTCCTTACGGAACGAAATGGCTAGACCATTCCAGATGGGTTGCTGAGAAAATTGTTCGGCCTATCAGTGATATTCAAAGAGATCCCCGTTTTACGAATACGGCTGGTTTGAAAAGCTTTGATGTTGATGGCAGTAGGATGGCAGCTGGATCTATTGTCCGACCCATTAAGGTAGCTAATCTTTATGAGATTCGGGACACCTACACCGGGAAAGTTTTTGTTCTAGCTCCAGATCATTCTAAAGATAATAAACTAATATATGAAGGAGCTGATCTTTTTCTTACTTCTTACGGCGGCTTCCCTTATTTCCTAAACACCTTTAATGAAGATGATGAAGCTGTTTGGGGCCTGCCAGACTCAAAAATTCTTGAATATTATCAGCTTGAAATTAATGAGATTAAAACTCAAATTCAAAGGCATCGCAGGCTTTCCCTGGTAAAAATCCTCATAAAGGATAAAGCTATGTCAGAGAGTGAAGCTGAAAAGCTGGTCTCTGAAGACGTCGGGGCTGTTGCTTTTATCAGAGGGCAGGGGGACATAAGGTCTAATGTTCTTTACACTAATTCAACCATTCCTAGGGAGCTTTTTGTTGCTGCTGATACATTAATGCAAGATACTCGTGAAAGCCTTGGCTTCAGCCGGAATGAGTTCGGAGAATTTAATTCTAGAAGTGGTGACACAACTGCTACTGAAGCTAACATTGTTAAGATGGCTTCTGAAATTCGGATTGATGAACGCCGGGATGGTTTGGCTGACTCTGTAGTTGATTTTGTCAAGATGATGCACGGTGTAGTTCTAGACAACTGGGGCGATGAACAAGTTGTTGATCTGATCGGCCCGGGCGGAGTGCAAGTTTGGCTGAGAGTCCGAGGAGAAAGCCTGAGAAAGAATAAATTCTCTATCAAGGTTGATCCAGATACAGCTATTCCAGAAACTCGGGCAAGTAGAGAACAGAGAGCTATTCAGCTTTATCAATTTCTTTCTGCTAATCCTTTAATTGATCCGATTAAGCTTACTCAGTATCTTCTTCATGAAATGAAGGGTCCTCAATTCGATGATATTATGAAAATGCTCCCGGGCGTAAATGGTGCTGGAGATAGGCCGATTGAAGTTAGCGATTTCGGAAATATGCTCCAGCAAAGCATTTCAAATGCTGGGGCTCAAAATGTCAGTCTTCCTAATGCTATGCCTCAGGGGTAAGAAGAAATGCCTTTGTATGATTATAAGTGCATATGTGGAAAAACCTTTGAAGCCATGAAACAAATGAGTGAGAGGGCTTGTGCAGAATGTCCAGATTGTGGGATTATGGCTAACAAAATACTTTCCGCGCCAGCTGTTCGTAGTTTCCAGTATGGTTATTTTCCAGATATTGGACCTAACGGAGTAACGGTTGGAAATAAGAGTGAACTAAAGGATGCCTGTGAAAAACATGAGTGCTATGCACCAGGAGTGCTAACATAATGGCTGCGAAAAAAGAACCAGATTCTGTTATTATCATTAAGATGTTTGAAGGAAATCCATCTGTGGTAATTAAGAACTTTGAAAAACTGAATACCAGGCTAATCGGGCATGGTGCTGAGGCTGCTACAAGAGAGTGGCAGAGACTTAGAACTAGAGCCGTCCATGATCGCCGGGTAATTGAAGGTAAAGGAAAAGTAAATGCCTAAAGAAAATAAAGAAGCTGATGTTAACGAAGCTATGAAAGAATTTCTTAGTAAAATTCCGTCGGAACTCCACGCGGCTGTAAAAGCTGGGGTCAGAGAAAGTATTCAGGAAGTTGACGAGAAACGTGCTAGAGCCCGAGCCGAAGAAGAAGATGACGATGATTTTGAAGAAGATGAGGATGAGCCAGACTACGACGAAATGAATAATCGTGATCTTGTAAATCACATGACGAAGACGGTTACGAAACTTTTTGCTAAAGCTGTTAAGCCGCTGTCGGAACAAATTGAAAGTACTCGGAGAGAATCAGCTTCTGACAAGATGAGCCGGGAAATTCTTGAGGTTAGGGCTGAAAATCCCGATCTTCCAGAATGGAAAGCGGAACTCCAAGAAACCCTTACCAAATACCCAAGCATGAATATTGCACAGGCGTATAAATTTGTAAAAGCAAATAATCCAGAGAAAGCTAACGAAATTCAAAGTAAAATGGATACAGAAAAAGCTGAAAAAAATCCTGTAAAAAGATCTGCTTTCGGAGGTCTTACTCCTACATCATCCCTTGAAACTCTTGATGATGATACAGACCTGTCTCCCAAAGAAGCCGCAGATAAGGCTTGGGACTCTGTTATGGGAGAAATACCTACTGAATTTTTTAGTAATACTTAATTGGAGGTCTTTTAGAGATGCCTGTTGCGACGCTATCTGAAGCCCTGGACAACTTGTATACGACTACTTGGCAAAACATGAAGTCGACGCTGGTTGATCAGATTTATGATGCAACCCCCTTTTGGTTTTGGATGAAAGCTAATAACGCGCTTGAAAGTGTTTCAGGCGGACGCTTTTTGTCTGAGCCGCTTCGCTATGCTAAGAGTGAGCGGGTTACTTTTATCGGTAAGGGTGGAACCGTTGACCTGAGTGATCAGGAATTCTTGACTGTTGCTACTGATGATTGGAAATACCTGACGGACAGTATTGTTCGCTTTGGTACTGATGATCAGCAGAACCGGGGCAAGAACCAGATCATCAATTTCATGAATGCTAAGTTGGATAACTCCAAGGACAGCATGACTGATAAGGTTGAAGAAACCCTCTTTACTGATAATACCGGCTCACCTTTGGCCTGGAATGGTCTGCCTACTTTGGTTGCAGATGATCCCACGGCTTCAGTTGAAGTTCATCGGATCAATCAGAGCACTAATACTTGGTGGAGAAACCAAGCTACCGATATGACCGGCGAGAGTTTTGCCATTCACGGCCATGATCGTATGCGTACTATGCTTAATAATACCAGCAATAATAAAGGCGGAGATATGCCGAATATTATTGTTTCTGGGCAGACTCCTTATGAATATTATGAGGATACTGTTCTTGAGCAGAAGCGTATTGTTAATAAGAAGCTCGGCGATGCAGGCTTTGAGAATATCCAGTTTAAGGGTATTCCTATGATCTGGTCCCCGCAGTGCCCGAATACGAAGATGTACTTCTTGAACACCCGGTTCCTGAAGTTCAAATACGATCCGGCCATGAACTTTGATATGACAGAGTGGAAGCCCATTCCTGATCAGGTTAATGATCGTGCTGCGCAGGTTATTACAGCTGGTCAGCTTATGACTTCCCGTCGGCGCGTACATGGTGTTATTCATACGATTGACACCGCTTAATCTATGATCCAAATTTTGGAATGGAGCTATTTAAGGAGTCTAAGTAATGGTTGGTCAAGTTCCCGGTTCTGCCGGAAATGGTATTAAAAGGATTTTTGCTACCTCCTTGACGGAAGTGAAAACCTTTGATGCTGAAGGTCTTGGAGCTATCCGTCGTGAGGGTACCAAGGCTTATAAATATATCCAGTACTCTGAGGAAGCTGCGGCTGTAGATGGCGTAGCTGGTGAGGTTACATACTATGTAGCTGATACTGGGTATCCTGCTAATAAGGTTACGAGTGATCTGAGTGCTTCCAGTGAAGTTGGAGCTGGTGTGCTTATGGCTAATATGAGCGATGATGAGTATGGTTGGGTTCAGATTAGAGGCCTGGCTACTCTTACAATTGCTTTGACAGCTGGTGCAGATGGTGATACTCTTACTCCAACCGGCTCATCTGACGGCACGCTTGATGTAACTGCAAGTGTTACCGATCATCGTTGTGCGATTGCAAATGATGCTAGTGAAGATGAAATCATTTGCGAGTTCCCTTTCTAAAGGAGGTTTAACATGGCTGCGTATGCTGCTTCTGTTGCCTCTGCAATGAAGAGGGCAGTTAAAGTCGATCAGATTACCGGGATTGGTATGTTCACCGGTCGAGTTAATCTCACTAACTACAACTCAACCCTGGGTGCAATCACAGCTATTACAGGCAAATTCAAGTCTGTAGTTTCTGTGATCGGTGGAACAGCCGAAGGCGGAGATTGGGTTGAGTGGGTTCATGCTTCAGGCTCATTCAAAGCTTACGTTTCTAATGTCACAACAGGTGTTACTGAGGAAGTAGCAAATGATGTGGATGTAGGTGAGTTTGATTTTATTGCTTATGGACTGATCTAATGGGAACCCTGAACCTAGCTAGTCTTCTTGTAGAAATCAGGCGATTTTTCTCTAATCGTAGTGATCTGACTGATGCTATTATTACGACTAATCTAAACTTGGCACAAGAAGACATAGCTAAGGTTTGGGACTGGGAAGAACTTGATAACACATTGTCAGGGACTTTGTCTATTACAGCTTCTGAAGTTGATGACAAGTTCCTGGCAATTCCAGTTAGCACTATTAAAGAAATTCATTCGTTTAGACTTATTACAGGTGACGGGCGGAGCAGGAAGCTTGAGCAGGTTTCTGTTCGTAATTTTGACTTGGTTATTCCAGAGCCTGAATACTATGCTCGACGCATTCCTCTGAAATATTGCCTTCATAAGAATAAGGTTGAATTCTGGCCGGTGCCCGATGAGGCTTATCCGTATATTATCCGCACTACGAATTGGCCTACTGCTTTTGCTGGTGATACTGGCGCTTTCTCTGATTTAGATCGGAAAGATTTAGCCCTTGTTTATAGAGCAGCTTCTATTCTTAATGATACGCTGGGAGAGTATGAACGGGCCGGTAGGTTTTACGGAATTTATAGAGCTCTGATTAATGATGATATATCTGAGGAACAGAGTATGCCAGACAGGGATATTAAACCCCCGAGCGAAATTCGGAGAAGTAGTTCTGGAACTGCTCCGGGTAATTACTGGCAAAATCCATTCTTTAAGGGTTAAGAAGTATGACTACATTTAGCAGAACTTGGAATGGAGCGTATGAAGCTCAGCCAGCCGATGTTGAGGCTATCTCAATTGGAGCTTCCAGGATACGGAATTTTAAAGAGGACGTTCATGAAAGGATGGAAGTTGATCATTCCTGGGATGGGGATGCGGAGGATGGAGCGCATATACAAGTAACCTTTGCAGCACCTCTTGCTGGAGATCCTGCTAATGCAGCGGATAAGGGCTTTCTTTATACCAAGGATGTAAGTTCTAAAGTTGAACTTTTTTGGGAAGATGAAGATGGAAATGTAGTTCAACTTACAGAAGCTGGGGGAGTTACCACCTTTCCAGCCGGGACAAGAATGCTTTTTCAACAAACTGCCGCTCCAACAGGCTGGACTAAAGATACAACAGCAAATCTTAATGATACAGCTCTGAGAATTGTAACCGGCTCAGTTGGTTCTGAGGTAGCACAATCTGACTTTTCAACTGTATTTGGTATAACTGCGACAGATGGTCATGCGTTAACTATTGCTGAGTTGGCAGCCCATAATCACCTTGCAGGGGGCGCTGAAATGGGACCAGCGGCCGGCACGAACCGATATACTGTTACTAATCATCCCGGTGATGTTAATAGATCTACATCTTCTACAGGCTCTGGCGATACCCACGCTCATGATATAGATCTTAGAGTAAACTATCATGATGTGATAATTGCAACGAAGGATTAAAAATGAAACAAGAAGATGAAGAAGGCTCCTTTTGCCCTTTGATTAAAGATGAATGTATAGGAAAGAAATGTGCTTGGGCTACTAAAATCATAGGCAAGCATCCTCAAAAAGATCAGCAGATCGAGAAGTGGGATTGTGCTATTAGATGGATACCCCTGCTTCAAATTGAGACTTCTAAAGAAGTCCGCCAAGGTGCGGCTGCTACAGAAAGTTTCAGGAATGAAGTTGTAAGTTTGTCCCAGCCTAGAGTTTTAAGGAGGATTTCTGATGCCAGCTAATAGATTTCCTGTAACCTGGCCGCCGTTTAGAATATCTGAATTCAAGAATTTTACGGAAGCTTATCAAAGACTTAGGGATTTTGTAAGAAGTATCAATGATCTCAGGGTTCGTATAGTTATAGTTTGCAACGACCATGCGGATAGACTTACCCCTACTGAAGATGCTGGAGCTCCATCAAGTACCCCGGATGATAAACTTTTATTCTATATAAATTCCTCTAACGGGGATATTTATGTATCCACTGGCACAGCAAGCGCTGCTGATTGGAAGAAGATCTCACCGTAATGCCTACACTTGATCAAAGCTCTAGAGTTCAACCCAGGCCTTCTCCAGAAGATTGGGGCTATAAATTTATTGAAAGCTTGAATGGGGGTATTGATCTTACCGAACGCTCAGAAGTTATTGAAGATAACAGGCTTCTTACGGCTGAGAACGTTAGGTTTGAAAAGGGCCGGATACTTGTTGATTATGGGTATAAAACATTTGCTCAAGTTGTCCGGGGTTTTCCAAGACTCACTTATCAATTTTATTTAAAGAATGGTTCTTCTATTCTTATTCTTTTAACAAACGATACTTTTTATAGGTATGACGAAACAGCCCTTGAGTGGAAATATGTTTCTGATGGGAATGCTACACAAGTTGCTGTAGCTGGAGTTGCTACGGATACTTCCATTGAAGTAGATGATGACGCTGGTTTCGGGGATGGCGATTTTATAGGTATTGAACTTGATGACGGGACTCAGCATCAAACTACTGTGAATGGAGCACCAGCAGCTAATATTATAACTTTTGATGACGCTCTTCCAGGGCCTTCTGCTATTGCTAGTGCTGTTGTCAAAGCGGCTGATTTGAATGGTAGTTCAGATATTCAGCCTTCAGTTACTACATGGGCCGCTTTCGATAAAATGTATATTACTAATGGGATTGATGTTCCCAAGGAATTTGATGGAATTGAACTTGTAGATATTTCAAACCTGCCTGCAAGTGGTAGCTTTGCTTGTAGAATAGTTGCAATTTTTAATAACTATCTTATCTTCTTGCATACCACAGAGGCAGGCACGCTTTTTCCACAAAGAATGCGCTGGAGCCTTCCGGGCAATGATGCGGCATTCGATGAAAGCGTTAATTTTCTTGACCTTTATGATAGCGAGGATTTTATTGTTGCTGCAGAGGGTCTTGGTAGCTTTTATATTATCTATAAAGAGCGTTCCATTTACCGATTGGAATTTCTGGGCCTTCTGTTGCAGACTTGGAATATTACTAAAACAATTGATTCAGAAGGAACCTTTAATCAGGATTGTGTTATCAATCTGGGGGATGAGCATATACTTTTCGGCAATGCTAACATATATAAATATGATGGTAACTTTAACTTAGACCCAGTTGGGGATGAGATATTCGATAAATTGTTTGCCCAAGACGGTGAGCTTAATCCTACATATGCGGCAAGAACCTTTGGGATTTATATAGAAGAACTTGATGAAGCTTGGTGGTTTTATCCGAACGGTTCTGATGAATTTCCTCAGAATATTATTCGCTTGAATATTTCAACAGGAGCTTGGTCAGATAGAAGGTTTTTAGAAGCCTTCACCGGATTTGGATTTTTCCAAGCACAAGGAGATATCACCTGGGCAACGGCTCCAGGAACTTGGGCAGCTTTTACAGGCCCTTGGGTTTCAAAGCAAGTCCAAGCTAATGCTCCAACAGTTCACCTTCTCTCAAAAGATACCCTGCAAGTTTATGACTATGACTATGTTACAAATGAAGACGATGGAGAAGCAATCCCCTTTGAAGTAGAAACTAAAGACTTTTATATTGGGGATTACGAGCTTCGGTTTGATCGATATGATTTTAGAATAAGTGGTATAAATGTTCTAGTAGAGGCTAGTTATGATCAAGGAAACAATTGGGAAGTTCTTGGGACTGTTTCACCAGGAACAGTTTACGCAAAGCAATCTCTCTTCAGACAGCATATTTCCCGATCCGTCCGGTTCAGATTTTCCGGAAGTGAGGGCTTCGGACTCGAATGGGTTGGATTTAAGTTCAAAGGTGAAAGTCTCCAAAACTTGTAAAATTCGGAGAATGAAGCGACTAGAGGCCATTCCAAAATTTGTAACCCTCTTTCAAGATTATGCAGATGCTATCGATAGGCCAGAATATATTGATAAAATGCTGAAATCACTGTTTACAACTTTTAGTTACCCTGATACAATTCTTCTAGTAGGCTTTGATGAAAATGAAGAAGCAATTGGGTTTTTCTGGGCAGATCCTGTAGATGACTATCTTTATATCAGGGAAGTTTATGCCCCAGGAATTGCAAATAAATTCTATTTAAGAGCTAAAGAAATTTGCCTTGAAAAAGGTATTTTTACTATGAAGGGCTCAGTTAAACCGCACCTAGCTGATAAATTTATTGCTATATGGGGCGGTAAAGTCACATTAAGCATAATCGAAGTGGAGTTATAAAGATGGGTGGTGATTCAGAAATGCTCCTGGACCCGGTTGGTACACTGGTTCACGGAAAGAATGATGGCGGCGACTCTCCTGATGTGCTTCCTACAATCACACCAGAGCAAAAGAAACTTCTTAATCAGCTTACTAAGCGGATGCAGGCAGACGTTAAAGGTCTTAATGGTGACTTTGGTCTGGGAGCATCCGGAACGGAATTAGCCTCTCTTGAGGGACTTGAAGGAATAGCTAATTCTGGGATTACTGGGCAAGCTAATAACCAGGCAGGTATTCAGGGATCTACGGATGCGGGCATAGCTGCTCTAACAGAGATCTTTCAGCGAAGCCCCGAAGATATTAATCAGCGTTTTACTGATACTGTTCAAGATCCTATGCTTAAGGAATTTGAACAAAATATCATGCCTCAAATTCAGACAAAGTATGCTCCCCAATTCTTTGGTGGGGAGAGGCGAGAAATGGAAGCTCGGTCTAGGGATGATTTGCTTAGCTCACTTGTCTCTGCGAGAAGTCAAATGTCTTATGAAGCTGATCAATCAAATCAAGCAAATAAACTTGCTGCCGCTTCACAACTTCCTGGCGTGGGTAATTATGCAAGTACGCAGCAATATCAAGCTCCAAGCGCAGCCACTGGGCTTTATGCTGGATTGCTCGGTACTGGAGCCCAAGGCGCTAATATTCAGGGCCGTCAGAATGATGAGCGGGCAAAGAGAGTTCAACAAGCCCTGGGTACTATAAGTGCCGGGAGTTTTGAGAATATCGTTAATGTGGGAGAAAGCAGTTCCCAAGATGATATGATGGCAATGATGCCGGCTCTTATTAGTGCTGGCGCTATGATGTTCTCAGATGAGCGTCTAAAGACTGATAAAAAGAAAATCGGTAAAACGGATAAGGGGGCTAATATCTATACATTTAGATATAAGGGTGATGAACAGATGAGAATGGGCGTCATGGCGCAGGAACTTGAAAAACTTGATCCGAAGGCTGTTACTACTGTTCAAGGCGTCAAGCTGGTTAATCTGGAGGAGCTATAATGGCTATAATTGTTGATCATGGTAGAAAATCTGAGGCTAGGAAAAAAGCTCTTAGACAAGCTATTAGTACGTTTGCTGAAGACTTTACTAATAATAAAAGTGAAGCTAAAAGCAAGAAAAGGGAAGTAGCTAATCCAGCAGATCTAAAACCTATGAAAAAGAAAAAACGAAATACTGATTCTAAAGCTCCAAGAACTGATACCTTAAAAGGTAACATGTTTGATGACCTTATGAATAATTTATTTTAGGAATTTATCATGGCTACGGTTGTTAATCACGGCGGTAGTAGTAAGTATAAAGCCATGGGGCAAGCTCTTGGCGAAGCTTTTACTATGATTGCCCAACAGCGCGCTGATAAGAAAAAAGCTGAAGTAAGAAAAACTGCTTTTAAAGAAGCTATAGATATTTTCGGACAAGGTATGGAAAAGGGGACTATGACACAAAATATTCCCCAGCAAGAACGTCAAAATCAAGCCCTAACTCTTGGTGGCGGTCCTACTAAGCAAGCTGCTGTTCTGGATAAAACCTTGCCACGGCAAAGGGAAGTTCCAGTCCGGGGGCTTGATGTTGCCAGCATTTTGATTGATGCAGATGTTGATGAAAAATTTGCTATGACCCTGGCAAGTGCTCTTGACGAGGGCAAAGCTACTCGTATGCGCACTGAAAGACAAAGTGCTGCTATGCAAGCTGCTCTATCTGTGGCTTCTCAAGAAGGGGCTAGCAGGCAAGATCTTATCGCCTCTATTTCCGGGAGTCAGTTGGATACAGATTCTAAACTTGATCTACTTAAAAATCTTGATAAACTTCTTGGAAAAGATCCAGAAGCTGAGAAGGATTTTAATCTTGATCTTTATGATCAGAAGGGTATGAAAATTTCTGTTCCGGTTCCAGTATCTATATCCAAATCAAACCAAGCCCGGAAAGCTTATGTAGATGCTAATTTTCCAGGCTATTCAGCCGATCCAATAGCAGAGCCAACTAAGCCTGGAGAAGATCTTCTGCTCTTTGAAGCAAAACGTGATGCTCTTTTAGAAGTCGGAACTCCTCGTGAAAGAGCTGTAAAACTTGCTGCTGCTGGTAATGATGCATATTCAATGAGAGGCCCTGACTCTGAAGGTAGGGTAGCCATTCTTGATAAGACTACTGGCAAGACTACGTTCGTAGGTGGTGGAGAGCTTACGCAGAGTTCTCTCCGTATTATGGAACAGCGCATTTTTGCTTTAGAAGATGCAATCTTTTTGCTGGAAAGAACTGATCCAACAGGGGCTGGGATTGTTAAGACTCTCGGCGGTGAAGTCGGTGGTGTTGCGGTTCAGATACCAGTTCTTAAATCTATGGCTTCGGTCTTAGGACTTGGAGAAGAAGAAGTAGCTAATCTTCAAGTTGAAAGGGGTAAGTTTTTTAATGTTCTTCAACCCCTTGCTCAGAGTTTTGTAAGTGGTGGTTCTAGGGCCGGAGTTTCTACAAAGCAACAGAGAGACTTAGCTGAAAGAATGCTGAATATGACCCGGATGGCTTCTACACCACAAGGAGCTGAACTGGCTAAAAGAGAGCTCATGGAAATTCTTAAGCATACGAAAGCTATGCTTGTTATTCAGCGCCAGACTAAAAGCATTGTCAGGCCGGAGCATACAGAAGTTAGATGGGAGTTTAATCCTGAAACTGGAAAACTCGAATATAAAACTCAAGGTGGTAAAAAATAATGCCGGATCCTATTATCACACCGCAAGTTCCTGTGGAACAGCCTCAGCAAGTTCTTCCAGAAACAGAAGATCCCCTAGCAGGTCTTGGAAGAGCCCCCCAAACTGTGACAGATCCTTGGGGCATTCCTATGCTAGTTCCAGAAGGCATGGATGCGCAAGACGTTATGGATCAGATGCAAAGTATGATTGAAAATGATCCTAAAGCTAGGGCTGATCTTATGCGGCATTACCAGCTTCGGGATCTTCCCTCTGGTGATGTTGATACAAACGATCCGAAAATTCGACGTGCGCATCTTGCAAGACAAGTAGACGGTCCTGTACAGCCTGGCGATCTTACAGATTTAATTGCAAGATTTGATCTAGCTCGGACTGAGCTTGTTACGGATAAAATGACTAAGCTTAAAGAATATCTCCCTGATGCTGAACTTAAATTAGTAAATGATATTAATGGAGAGCCAGTTATTCTTTTCAGGCGTGATGGAGAAGCCGAGTATCGAGAAGTTGAAGCTCCGGAATTTTCAGAAGGTGATGTTGCAGCACTTACTGCTGGAGTTTTGAGCCCGGAAGTGCTTATTGAAATTCTGCTTTTTCTTAGTACTAATGGATCTTCGTCCTTCGTTAAGAATATGATCAAAGCTGGTGTTGGGGGAATGATCGGAGCTGGAGTAGATACTGGAATTGAAAGATATAGAGGCTTTGATACCAGAGGTGCCGGACCGGTAGCTGAAGGGATTATGATATCTGGAATTACAGGCTCGGCCGGGGCAGCTGTTTTTGATCCTATAGCTCGAATTTTTAACGGAATTCGCGGAACAAGGGGTGTGATTACACCATCTGATTCAGCTAAAAAAGCTATGCAAATAGCCAAGGATCAAAATTTTCCTGATCTTTTGCCGGGACAAGTTCATCCAATGTTTAGGTCTATGCAACAGCAAGCAGCTGGCACAACTCAACTCATGGAAGAACATCAGCTTGATATGTTTCAGAAGGTTGTTTCTAATCTAGCAACAATTAGAGATAGCATAGGAGATTTCCGGGATCTTTCAGATGCTTCCCTTGAAGGTTTTATTAAGAAAGAAGAGAAAAAAATTCTTAATGCTATGGGAAGTAGATCAGAAATTTCTATGGAGACAGCCGGGCGTCAAGTTATGCAAGGACTTAGCAATTTTCAAGAAATTCTTGCTGAAAGGGAAGCCCGGGCATATAAATCTGCTTTTGATATATCTAAGAGTGCTAGGTATAATCTTCTTCCAGCGCAAAAAGTTGTAGCAGCTTATAGAAACGGAATTTCAGATACTTTAAACCTTCCTGAAATTAAGATGAATATTGGTATACCGCTTACAAAAATTAAAAATCCTGAGCTCAGGTCAGCTATGAATGAACTAGCTAATGCTCAATCTGAGGTAGTGCTTTCTAAAGCTAACGCTTCACCACTTGAACAGATGATAAGGCTTCGGTCAGTTTTCTTAAACTTGTCCCGGGATGACCGGTTGCCGGAAATTGAACAACTAGCAGCTGGTAAAGTTAATGAAGTTCTATCTGAAATTATGATGCAGCCTAGAGGTTTTAGTGGTAGTAAAGGAAGGCTTAAACCTTCTGTTTCTAGGGCATGGAGAGTTGCAGCTGAACGTACGAAATCGAGGGTTAGGTTTGAAGATAAGTCATATGGTCGATTGCTAGCCGGTGAAAAAGATCCGGATAAAATTGCTGGAAAGCTTAATTTGGCTAGTAAGAATGTTGTAAAAGAAACCCGGAGAGCTTTAACTGCAAGTAACCAAAACCCTATATGGGGAAAAGTTCAAAATGCTTATATTACAAAACTTCTTAGAGATCCAGGCGGTATTAATAATGCGCTTAAAGGTGCTGATCCAGAAGTCTTGGATATGCTAGTTCCTAGAGAATATCAGCAACCCCTTAAGACTATCTCTCATCAGTGGCAGCGTATGAATAAGGGCGCTGTTCCTAAAATGCTTAATAGTGCCACTGATCTTGGGGAGAGGGCTATTACTTTAGTTGAAAAAGGAAGCCGGCATGAGCTTAGAGAGCTTATTCAGATTGCTGGCGGTAAAGATACACCCTCTGGCAGAGCTCTTCAGGCTGGCGTTATTGAGAGTCTTCTTAGAAAAAGCACTAAAGTTGTTCAAGATAGAACAGTTCTTAACCGCGAGAAAGCTCTCACAAGTATAAAAAGATTCAGAGAGCGAGGAGTTTTAGAGGATATCTTTGGAAGCGGTACTCAGGAAAATCTTATAGATGATCTAGAGACTCTTATTTCTTTTCTGCCTTCTGGTATGTCCGTAGATGCTGGTGTTAGTATGCAGTCCGCTGCAGCTGGTTCTGGGCTTGCAGGCTTTTTTCTTCCAACCCCGGGTTCGGTTGTTAAAGGCTTGGGTAGTCTTCATACCTTGGGTAAAAACCGGGCGGTAGCTTGGACTTTCATTAATCCGAAGGTTAGAAAATTCTTTATGGGAAGCGGTAAGTCTTCTAAAAAAGAATCTTCACCTGCAAGATATGCTATGTATGGTTCCATGATAACTGAAGCTTTTAATGAGATGGAAGAAATTGCTGAGAGTGGAAGCTTTAATATAGAAGCTGAAGAAAAAGGTCTCTTCGGAGATTTCTTTGAGTGATATCCAAATTTTGGAATATAGAGGATTAGCCTAAATAAGTATAAGTAACATCACCCTCACCGGGGTTTATCTCGATCTTTAAGAGTTTCATCTTGGTGAGGGCACTTTCTATCTTTTCAATCATCCAGCTGTCAACGTCACCATACAGCATTCTCATGATAACACTTCTTTTAATAACTTTCTTTACCTCAAGAATGGTAAGGACAGAGTTCATAACTTCGGCAATGTCACTTTTTCCGATGCCGCTAAAGATGCGGAGCATTTTCTTCTCAGTATCTTCTAAAAGTCCCCGGGCTCTTTCAAAGTCACTAAGCTCTACTATGAAGCTGTCATTTTTAGAAGCAGTTAAAATCATGGAAATCTTTTTAACATGTGTAGCTCTTCTCGCTATATACCCTCCGAAGCGTGGGTCCTGAATAGGGAATGTGCCTTTCAGAAGTTTATCTTCTTGATCAATATACCAAGCTTCATAGGCAGCTAAAGCATCAGTAGAAAATGAGTATTTACCAATGAGTAAGTTGATTTTTTCTAAATCCTTTTTAAGCTTATCTTCCAGAGTTTTATTCATAGGGAATTTGTTTGGATTAGATATTACTTTTCCTTTCCCGGTCTCAACGACGAAAATAACCCGGGAAGTAAATCCGCCACCTACAGCTTCGGCTGGCAGCATGGTAGGTATCCAATCCGGGGCAGTTCCGCCTAGAATAGTAAGATACGGACCTACGACAGGATCTTTTGTTCGTTCGCCATTTTTTGTAAGATACGCCCAGGTATCATCTGAATCATATATATCCGTTAGATCAGCGAGTAACCCGGTGTTCTTTTGGCCAAGAAAGACCGCGAGTTCCTTGGAAAAAATCGTAACCGGGCATTGGTATATGAAATCCTTATCCGCATTTATGAAGTTAGTTTGACTATCAGACATAAACCGGATAAGAGCTTCGCGTGTTATTTTCGGTGGGGCTACGGCTATTTGTAGATGGTCTAGAAAAGGCTTTGCTATGCTCATAGCATTACCCTTTCTAGCAGTGCCACTTGGACCAACTAGAATAGTATATTGGTTCGGATAGATTTTCTCATGCCCCCATGGAAAGAAGACTTTTCTTTGTAATGTAGACGCTATAACAGATATAGCTGACCATAGATGATATGATCTTGGTGGTTCGGTGTCCTTAGAAAATTCAAGATAGCCTGCGATCCAGTCATTAAGCAATCTAGCCATACTCTTCCCATTATGCGGCGCTTTTATATGAATATTCAAGTGCTTCTGCAAATTTATTCTTATCAGGATTGATCTTTACTTTAGTAATTCCCCGAGGACATTCTGAGTCTCTTTCCGCCCAATACTCGCCTACTGCAAGATCAGTACCAATAGTAAAATCTCGACACTTGTAAGTAAGAGTTGGAGTAAGGAAATCCCGGATCATATAAATGACCTGGGCCATGTCATGCCAGCGATTAATTGGGTAACTTAACAAAAGTTCATCGTGGACTTGGGCATGAAGCTGAAGATCATCAAACAGTGGATCTCGACATTCGTAAGTTTTAATCATTGCGTGGTTAACAACCCAGGCACTTGTGCTTTGTGGCGTATGAGCTACGGCTGCTTTAATTAGTCCATCATCAATTCTTCCCAAGAACCTGCGCTTATGGCCGAAACAAGTTTCAACAAGCCTTGTCCGGTTAATCTGATTTTCCATATCAGCCCAGTAACGAGGAAGCATTATGTAGGTGTTTCTATAACCATTTACATATAGTTTAGCTTCGTTTTCTGGAAGTTCGTTTAGAAGGGCGAACATTCTAAACCCTTCCATGTAATTACAACCGTGATTTGTCTTTTTTCCGCATTGTCTGAGGGACATACTTTTAGGCAAGAAGTTCCACTTACCATTGATAAGATCTGGAAGTTCCAAAGTACGTAGCCGGAGAATTTCATCGGGCTCATTTAGCTTACCAATAAGCTTTGAATCCTCAGCAATTAGCTCAAGTGGAACTTTAGTCATCTCATTGATTGTTCTAGCGTGGATATCTTCCCCGTTTTCAATTGCTGAAATCATCTTGGGATCACCGCATAGATACGCCATGATTACCCATTCAGCTTGAGCTTTATCTAAGGATATAAATATTCGTCCCGGGTTCGCTTTAATAAATCTCTTAAATCTTGGATCAACATTTTGGAAGTTGAGCCCTGTTTTGAAGAGAGTTTGACTTGATGATAACCTGCCCGTGATTGTACCCCGAGGATTAAATGAAGATCGCAGTTTGCCGTCGGGATCGACTCTAACGTCCAAATAAGTTCCTTTAAGCTTTTTAAGTCCTCGTAGTGTTTTGACGAGTCCGGCTTCTCGGCATCCTTTTCGAATAAGTCTAGACATAGCTGTGTCATCTGTCGTAACTCCACCAGATTTACCTGTGTAAGGCGGAAAACCCAGAGTACCGTAAAAATAATTTCGGCACTGAGGATTGCTATTTACGTTTAAATCATGACCGACCAGTTGGTTTAGTTCTTCTTGATATTTATCAGTTTCAGCTGAAATTCTTCTTTTCTCAAGTTCCAGGGCTTCTTGATCCAGCATGAAGCCATTTGTCTGCATATACATGATAGCTGGGAATAAAGCCATAGTATCAAAATATTGCTGATCGTGGCCTTGTTCATAGACATCTTTCATCACATCATCATGGATTTTAAAATCTACTGCAGCATCTATGCAGTTATAAAGTGGCCAATTGTAGTTGGACATTTTTTCTTATCCTTTTTTCTTAACCTTCTGGATTTTCAATATTAGCATGTTTGACCATATCTTTCCAAAATGGCTGCTTAGTATGGAGTGATGCACAAAAAGCAAGACTTTTAGGAAAATCTGGATAAACTATGTGATGAGATACCATTGTATCAGCATAAGGTGGGGCTGTCATGATGCCGTGAATGAACATAAGAAACTGGATATCAAAACACCCGTTATGGAAAATCTTTAACGGGCCTTCCATTTCCAGAACTTCAGCAGTTTTTAACCAGAGCATGGCTTCTTGTTCTTCAGACCAATTTCCATCTGCATAAGGAATTGAAATGCCGGTTAGTTCATTCCAGCAGAAAGCAATTCTAGTACACTGACCTTTAGGATCAAGCTCATGGCCTACATAGCCAATTTCTATATCACATGTGTATTTTTCCAGAGTCTTAATGAATTCCAAAACTTCCAGACATTCATTAAAAGTAGGGCTAAGTCTGAACTTATACTTTGGGCGAACCAGTTCGGGGAAAAAGCTTTCTCCATAGGCTTTTTTAAGATCTTGAGCTATAACGTATTTTTGCACAAAGTTCTTATATAAAATATTGGCCGGGCTGTAGGTGGGGATAGTTTTTCGTTTTTCAACACTTCCTAAAGTAGCTGGCATAATTGATCCACGCCACTTAGAAAGATTATCCAGATTACAAAGGGCTTTCAGGGAAGCCGGGCCAAGGGGAAGAATGATGTTAGCTTTTACATTTTTCAATTCTTCGTCTAAATCTAACACATGCTGGAAGCCTTCATCAGAGAAAGCTTTCTTACCAGGAGTAAAAAGCGGCTCCCAGTTTTCATTGAAAAACGTTTCTTTTTTATAACGCTTATGAATTTTGCGCTTAAAAAGAGTTGTAAGATAACAATCACTACGAAGGATCAAAGCTTGTTCTAAGCATTCATTGAATAGGTGCCCAGCCGGACCTGTCATAGGCTTTTTATACATTAGTTCGTAATCTGACGGGTGGTCAATTACAAAAGCTATTCGAGCTGTCTCCGGGTCGCCCTCAATAAAATCTGGCATTTTTACTGACCTTTTTGTTCATGTTGCTTTATTTGTTCTTTAGCAGCTCGTATAAGAAAATTCTCCTTATAAGTTTTTGACAGATCATATCCATGTCCGTGCATACCTTCCCGGGCTGCAGCAAGTAGAGTATTGCCGCTTCCAAGAAAAGGCACCATGACGCGGGCACCAGGATAGGCGAAGGTTCTAAGAAGATCCTGGATCAGCTCAGTTGGACGTTCAGTAGGATGAATTCGCTGAGACTCTGGAAGTCCCGCATAAGGGTATACGTTACTACGACCTCGCCACCTTAAAATTGGAGCGCCTTTGTAACAAATGAAGAAGGGCTCATAGCTGCGGGCAAGAAAAAGATCAGGTGCGCTGGTAACTCCACCATTTGGTTTGTACCAGATACCCGGAATTACATCAGTTCGGAATTTGCATTCTTGCAGAATTTTTTCAATCTTGTCTTTCCAAGTAGGCCCATGCCACCAAACGCAGAAGGTATTATTTTTCAGAACTCGATAAACTTGAGTAGCTGTTTTACGAATAAATTCTTCATAATCAGCTTCTTTAATCTCGTTGTATTCTCCCATATGCTGTCCCTTGCCTTTGCGAATAGTATGCAAATCAATTCCATAAGGCGGATCAACTTCAGCGAAGTCCATAACTTCATCAGCAACAACGCCAATTCGTTTTAAAAAATCCCCAACGATATATTGACCATCTGCAACTTTAACAAAGTCAGAATTTTTAATTCCTTCTTTAGCATCGGCCAAAGCCTCTGTGACAATGGTATGTTCTATTGCCCTTTTATAAGCTTTTCTAGCAGCATCAGCTGTGGGGAATTCTGCGATTTCAGGAAGGATTTTAATAGCTTCTACAAGCTCAACAGCATCGTAGATGGCCGCTGTAGAAGATCCCATAATTTTGCCCGTAGCTTTTGCGTTCCAGGAAGGGCCATTCTGCGCTTTCATAAGGGTATGGATTTCAGCCATAAGGTTGGCTTTTTCTTGCCAAGTCATATCCTTTCGATAGATGTTCTCGAATAGCTCAAGTTCCCGGGCTTCAATTGGGCCTGATATTTTACGAATGACAACTGGAATAGTTTCCAGCCCGAGGTTTTTACAAGCTGTGTATCGTCTACCGCCGGCAATGACATTCATATCAGGATCAACAGTAATTGGCTGGATTATGCCTTTGTCCGTTATGCTTTCTTCTAAATCTTTAATACCCCCCATATCTTCTCTAAAACGATTTTCGCATTTGAGATCAGTTAGTTTAGCAATTTTGAATTCCATGTTAATCCTCGTCAGCTTGCATTAGTTTTATAAAAGCGGTGCGTTCTTCAGGAGACATATTTTTTAGAAGGGTTTCAAGAGGATCTTTCTTAGGTCTAGCCTGTCGAGTTGGCTTGTTGGCAACAGCTGACATAGCATCAACCCGGGCTTTTCTAATACGCCGTATTTTGCCCATAAGATTTTCGTGATCCATCTGGCTAATCCTCTCGATTAGATCTACGTTTTGCATACTTTGTTCTTTCTTCAGATATATGTTTTAACCTAAGCCCAAAACCTCGTTCGTTATCTATAATCCAATTAAAAGGTTTTAAAGTTTTTCTTAGAATAGTAATTTGTTGGCACAGGAAATTATACCAAAGATCTGGTATTTGATCTGGATCTTGCCAATAAGTATCTAGGATATAATAATATGAGCATGGGGATTTGTTCATCAGGATAAATAAAATTTGGCCAGCTGTGCTTGAAATTAAGCTGCTGCGTTTGTTATTGTATATAACCCAGCGACTTTCAAAAGGTTTAATCCGGGCTGGATTTATACCCGGAGTTTTTTGATGTAGTTCTGGGCTCATCATCACTATGTTCCAAATTTTGAACCAAAGAGGTTGATGGTGAAAATACGATATCCTTGGCCATAGTTAAACCAACAAATCCCGGGCCATATTCTTCAACTTTATCCAGGGCCAAGCTAATAATAATACGACAGAATTCTGATCTAATACCTCTGGGAATAAGTCGGCGAAATTGCTCGTATTGCTTTTCTTCCATGTTAAGATTAAAACGCATTTTATATCCTTATAAAAAGTGGGGGAGGCCCAGCAGCACAACCTCCCCCACCGAGGCGAATTAGAAGTGAACGGCAAACTCTTCTAACTACCAGCCTCTTCCCAAAGCCGGTTAGCAGTATCTAGCCGGCCCTTTACAGTTTCCCACTCAAGGGCAATTTCTTCCTCGGTTTTCGTACCATTAGTTAGAGCTTCGATACTTTCGAAGGCAAAGCGTCCAAGCTGGACCAAAGCTAAAATTGTTTCGGGGTTCATTCAACGGTTCCTTCTACAAATAGAAGCTTCAAGAGACCACTTTCAACAATGGTAACAAGCTCGGAAGTGCTTTCTACATTGCCGGAACAGGCTTCATTCAAAGTTGGCCGAAGTTCGTCAACTGTTTGAATTTGGTTTTCCGAAAGCTTTCCAGCTTGGCGGAAACCTGCAAGAGAAGTCAGGGTTGCTGAGTATCCCTTGCAGGTGATTAAAAGCTGTTCCTGGAGATTAGGTCCATTATTTAGTCCGAGGGTTTCGCAACCGCTCAGAAAAAACAAGGCCAGAGGAAGGATAAGAAGTTTCTTCAAAATAAGCTCCTATGGTTTAAGTGTGGTAGTTGCAGTAAGTCTTCCCCAGATTGCAAGGAAAATACCGAAAACTTCGACCAAGGCTTGAGTTGCGGAAACAGCATTATCTCCGGCAACCTGGATTTCGCCAACTAGCTCTGGACCAAAATCAAGGCCTAGAACTGGAAGCATACTACCTAGAAATGTGATAAAGATTCCCCAGATAGTTTTAGATTTAAGAAATGTTTTCTCCATTTGAAACTCTCCTAGTTTTGATTTGATACATTAGTTTTTATTTTTCTTTCCTTTTTTTTCTAAGTGGTGGGAGCGTATAGCCGAACAGCGGGGGGACTGTTATTTAGCTATTCAGGGTGACGAGTCCTTCAGACGCTCCCATAAACTTAGCTTTTAAACTTAGTTAAGCTTCATCACCTTCATCTGGCAGTCGGGGCAGTTCAATGGCATTGTTAATACCGGTTGATCCGTCCTGCCGAGTGAATGTATTTTGAGAAACACGAGCACGAGCCCGGGCACCTTGGATATTATCTGTATCAAATCCATCGTCTGAATAAGGAATATCGAACAGATAGCAGAAACGCTTCATCATGAGTTGCTTCATCTTGCGGGTTGTTCCGGGAGTATGGCCTTTAGTTTCATCATTCTCAGAATCTTTAGGTCCAGGAATAGAAACATAATGCCGGAAGGGCATATAATCTTGGCCCTCAAAAACCATATCACACTGAATATTTTGTTTTCCGTTCTTGTCGGTGATTTCGTACTGCTTGATCAAAATATCATATTCACCGGGTTTAGCGATAGGCGTTTCGTTAGTATCAGCAAAACCTTCGCCCATGTTAATGAAAGGCATCTTATAACTCCTAGTTTTTAGTTTATGGTAATTGAGATCATTTAGTTTATCCTCCGCTGGCAATTACAGTTCTATCCAGCAGAGCACCTACACCTTGACTTTCAAGGGGTTTCTTATAATCCAAAGTGACATTTTCCACAGTTTCCACAAATTCTGAAGTGCACCGAAGAAACTGGTTCTGACGATCTTGGCGAGTTCTTACATAGTAAGACATCTTACCATCACGGTTAGGCTCACCGTAGGCTAGCCAGACTTCGTTGAACATCAGAGGAATTCTGCGACGAAGCTGGCCAAGGAAAGCCAGGGTATTTTGAAAGCGCTGGGTTGTTTCGTCTTTCTGGAATTCAATATGCCCAGTTATAAGAATAGGCTTTCGAAAACCAAGAAGAGTTCGATAGACTTTGATGATAGTATTAGTACAAGCTGCATAGTCGGCCATTTCCGGTTGCTTGCCGAACCGACCATTCAGCCAGAGAACTCGATCCATTACTATGTCGGTGAACATAGTAGTGCTGTCAATCATAATAGAGTCGTAGTCTTCGAAGTAATTAGTTCTCATCTTTTCTTCAAGATCACGCTCAAATGTGATGTAAGTTTTTGGTTCGGGAGCTTTGGAAAATTTATCCCGGACATTGGTTTTCAAAGTTACAACATCAAGATCAAGATGTTCTGGGATATACTCATCATATTCAATATCGTGGCCGCGAAGGGTTGCTATGGCGTTTGTATCAAATAGAAGGGCGTATTTCTTGCCCGGGTAAGTTAGGAACTGACTGGTTTTTCCACCTCCGGTAGAACCGATAAGAAGGCAGCTTTTTATCTCCTGTCCGACATTTTTAGCATTTGACATTGTTAGCTTTCTTCAGATTTTCAAGATATAGGCTGTCCATTATGGTGCATAAATGTGCATTGGTCAATGGCCAAAAAATGCCCCCATGGCGGGCATATGGGGACCATGGGGGAAGTTTCTGGGGTTCCCGGGTACCGCACCCCATGAAAGGATTTTGGTTAATCCCCGGACAAAGTATCAAGGTTCAAATTTCTTGAAGCTTCCTGTTCGAAGAGGTCTCGGACTATGTTTCTTAGCTCATATAATTCTAGGATACCTTGATGAACAAGAATGCCGTGAGCATAGCCGAGATAACGATTAGCTTCATCTCGCTTAATTTCAGGGCGTCCGAGAATTTGCATTAGAAGCCATACAGCGTGGCCGACACTTATGCCCGTAGTATCCAGTTCAGGTGGAATATCTGGGACAAGTTCTAAGGTTTTTTTAGCCAGCAATTTAGCTTTGATAAGCTTTTTCATTTTAGCTTCCTCTTATCTTCAATGGAAAAGATGGGAGTTTTATTAGTCAAAGCTTCCGTGGCTTTTACTGTGGCGGAGATTAGAAGATTAAAAGCACTGATGGATTTTGCCTTACCGTATTCGAGAGCGTTTTCCCGGGGAATTCCAAAATCCATGGCTAGCGCTTCAGCGTCTGTATCGGCACCTAGCACAATGAAAGTCCAACCTTCTTTTTGCTTCTGCCCCACAGTTTTAAAAACCGTAGCCAGAGTATTAGAAGATTGCGTATCCTCGCCGTCAGTTTGGATTACAACAACTGGTTTGAAACTAGGATCTGCAGTTTTTCTAAGCTGGACCTTTTCGATAACAGCTAAGACGGTATCATACAGAGGGGTCATGGAACAAGGGTTATACGTATTGCCATTTAACGGTGAAACAGTTGCAAGGGCTACAGAATCTGAAATTACTTTTTGCATACTGTCTATTGTTCCAAATTTTCCAAGAATGAACTCGGTTTCCATTGGAAGAACAATGCCGGTTTCCTTGATGTATTTGTTGAAGCCGTCAATTGTTTCATATCGGCAGCTTGACATAGAACCACTTCCATCTAGGACAAAGCCAATTATGGGAGTGCTGACAGTTTCTGCAAACAGGAAATCATCAATTCCAGTTTCTTTAGAAAGATCAGTTCCTTTGGTTACATCTACAACGAATTTTGACATTTTTTCTCTCCTTATAAGGATTGCACGATTTGTTTTAGGCTGTTGTATTGAGCGTCGGTTAGATATTTGTTCTTGATATAGTAAGCTTGGAGCGAGATTATAAATCTGTATATAGCTGAGTTAGAATCAATACCTGCAATAGCTTTTTCGATAATAAGTAGCACATGCTGTCCAGAGTGTTTTACACTGTCGGCTCGAGGTCTGGGAGAATACTTATATTTAGGATTGCCAGAAGTTTTGTTAGAAGAATTAGAAGAATTATCCCCAATTTCCTGGACGACTTTTACCTTAGCTGCAAATATTTTATCCCAGTCATGGCCGTGTTTTGCCAGAAGTTCATTTGCTTTACGAATGGCCATAAGAACTTCTGCATCTGTGTCAGATGTAGTCATTCTCATAAACTTTTTAAAACGCTCGTAAGTTTTTAGGTCCATTTTTTCTTCTCCATATTTTTCAGACCATCCCAAAATTTGGGGCAATCTGTATGGGACTTTTTACTTCTTAGAGATTGTCAGGGATTGACCGGGCTCAAGATCATTAGTTAGTTCAATTATTAATCGGCCAAGCCTATTATTCAGACTAGCATAATCCCAAGATTTTATTGGGATTTTTAAGTACTCTCGACCCCGTTCATCTGGCTTATTTGTAGCTCTTCTAAAAAGCGTTACTTCGTACATTTTGAAAGGCCTTTTTAGTCGTCCGAACCTTCAATACCAAGAGCACCCAAATCAAGATGCTTGATCGGGGACCAGTGATCTTTAGTATATCCCATAGGAATTCGGTCAGGCTCCGAGGCAGGATTTGAAACAGTCTTGCAGAGATCCATGTAAGGGCACGGCCTCATAAACTGGATGCAATTTTTAGTGTTTCTTGGAAAAGCTGCCATGAACTCGTCGTCTTTTTTTACCTCTTTTAAAGCTTCTTTGTTTATTTCAAGAAGTTTAAATTGACGCTTGGTTTCCCAAAGCCACTGATCGAGTTTTGCCCAAGAACTTTCAATGGGTAAAAGGGCGAACTTATCATGACAGCTGGCATAGACAAGAGCTGCATCAACTAGAACGCCTTTGAATTTTTTTCCATAGAGCATTCTTCCAGCGTGCTGGTAGCCTTCGACCTGAGAATTTGGGTCGAAGCTTTCAAGATACGTTTGATTAATTCCGCTTTTTCCTGAACCCCATGAAGTAGTCTTATGCTCAACAACCCAGACTCGGCCGTTCCACAAAACAGTTTTATCAAGCCGGCCGACGTAGAATGTTTCAGTGTCGGAGATGTCTAGTGGAACAGCAAAAGGCTTCTCCGTTTCAAGAAGTTCTACTTCATTGATAAAGTTCTTACGATGGGCAAGATAATTCACCAGCATGAAGAAAGCTGTTTCAGGATTTCTGGCTTTGTAAAGATACTTATGCTCATCTTCAGACATGTTTTCAAGACTAGGGTGCCCGAGAGCTTCCCAAGTTTCATTGAAAGTGCCGTGAGCAAGTTCAACGATTTCCATGTCTGTAAGACTTACGGAAGATTTAGCTGCTACCCATAAGGTATCCATAGCTGCGTGCCAGGAAGTCCCGAAATCAAGGGCCGGAGCCTTGCCGAATTGACGGAGATCTCGAATATCACGCCAGTAGTAATATCTGTTACAAGTTTCAAAGTTTGTTCTGCGACTATTATCATAGAATTTTGGCATCGTTTTTCCTTCTCTTTCTTTTTTTAAAGTTTGATAGATTGAAGAATAGCCTCCTGGTCTAGAAGACTATCTATGTCAACTTCTCGGCAAGTGTAGTCGTCATGGGAGAATAGCAAAAAATTAACCCGGCCGTGCTTTCGGGCAAAGACTGCGGCGGCGATAGCATTTAGAATACTCAAACTTGTAATTAGAATATAATCTTCTTTCTGACTCCCTTCCATTGCATCTATGAAAGCTCTATAAAAATTTGATGTATTAAACCGATTTACGTTTCCCTCTGTGACATAAACTAATTCACCAAATTTCAGAGCTTGCTCATAATTATGTCCGCCTTTGTTGCAGATGAAAACTTTCTTTTTACTTTTCATGGGTAAACCCTGAGAAAAAGAAGGAGCAAGCTTGTTTTTAACCTGCCCCTTCTTTATTATCCTATAGCTTTTTTACTTTGCAGCAGACATACGCTTGAGAAGATCCTTGCGCTCTTCTGCAGACATAGTTCCAAAAAGTTCCTGAGCTTTTTCCAGCTTGGATTTGCCGGGAGTGCGAGTGGAAGGCTTCCATTTGGAAACAGCTTCTTCAATTTCCTTCTGGGACTTGCCGGCCTTCAGCATAGCTCGGATATTACTCTGAAGAGCAACGGTAACGGAACTTTTCGCATGAGAGATAACTTTATCTTCACCGAATTCGGCAACAAGATCTGCAAGGGTTGTCACGTCCAGGCCGGGGTATTCGACTTCACAAACTTCGCCATCTTTTCCAATTTTTGCTGATACTTTCGACATTTCTTCAATTCCTCGTTCTAAGTTAGTTTGATACCATCATTGGTATGATTATAATGTGGGGCTTTAAGACGAGATTGTCAAGGTTTTTTGTCTCCTTCATCAAATATTTTGGGGATCATTATAGTTTTGTAACTACTTTCGGCTATTAATGTTATAGCTTCTCTTAAAGCGTTGGTAAGATTATTCAGAATACCGTAAGCAATTTTGTCTTTCTCATAAGCGGAAAGACCTGTCATAGAGTCAGCAGCTTTCATTGAAGTCATAGCTTCATTCATTACAAGATAACAAGCTGCGTCTATAAAAACTGTAGCTGCCATGTATAGATGACCGGATCTATGGACGGGAAGCTTTTCAAGGATTTCACCGACTAAGCTTCTTACCTCAGTATCATAATTACTTTCAATTTCGAGGGTTTCAAGAATTAGATTTAGTGAAGCTTGGGTTAGGGTGTCCTTTACTGAAGATTGTGCATTCTCAAGGATTTTTCTATTTCTTTCTTGCTCTTTTTTAATGCTCATTAGAAGAAAATACCTCCGTCATCATCATCAGAAGATGGATTATAAGATAGTTCTTTCGGATCGTTAGTAGCTTGCCAGCCTTTCCGGCGCAGCATTTCCTCAAGAGCATTAGCTATGCGGGAGCCTTTGACAGAACCAGAATAACTTTCTCCAATATCGTAGGTTATTTTCAGATCCCCACGAACTCGCCCAGATATTTGCATTGAAAAGTCTATAGTGCTGATATCATGGCTATCAAAAATTTCCCGGAGTTCCTTGGCCAGTTCAATTGTGCATTGCTGGTAATGAACGGCTAAGGCTTTGAAGTTGTTAATTCGCTCAACTTTTTCTTTATGAGGGATTATGTTTTGGTCAGTCATTTTTTTTCTTCTTTTCTTCTTTTAGCATTATTTATATTTATGGTTATTTTTTTCAGAGCTCTTCTTAGATACTTGTCATGCCGGTAAGCTCTGAAATGATAACCATACATTTTCCAATTAGAACTCCAAGCTGTTACATAGTAACGCTTTCCATTAAAAAGAATTTTGAACTTTATATCAGAGTGCATATCTCCCAGCAATTGAAATTCATCAGCCGGGGATATATAGACTTCATTAAGTTTGGTCATTTTCTTCTCTTTCTTCTTTGTCCATTTTAGCTTTGATTTCATCGCCATGCTTAGAACAATGAGGCCAAGCACAAAAGCCTTCTGAGTCTACAAGAGTTTCTCCGCAGCCTTCACAAAGAACTTGGAGATAGGTATTAGCTGGAGTAAGGCCATAAAAATCATAATTTTCTTTTTTTAAAAGGCCCGGCTTATAGAGTTCATCAGTGCATTGTTTACAAAACTCAGCCATTTTTTTTCTTTCTAAAGGTTATATTTCTGAAGCACTTTAGCTATTTGTAGAAGTTTTTTCTTAAATGCTTCGGGATCATCCTCGTATTTACAAATTTCTACAGATCTAAGCACACCATCAGGAAGATATTCTTCTAACTCCCCAAGAGCCGCTTCTAGCCTACCTTCACGAATTAAGTTAATAGCATGGAGTTTATCAGAAATATTAGCGCTGAAATTACTGGGGACCCAACTTTCAAGATGGTTCATTTTAAAAGTATGAGCTATTACAGCCCCCGCAAGACAAACTCCACAGATAGGCGCTAAATTAGTTCCTGTGTGCCATAAATTCATATTTACTTTATATATTTCTGGCCTGGCTTCGACCCATTCTAAGTCTTTTAGAGCTAAAAGAATTAGAGCGCTTAGTTTATTTGGTAGGGGATCGGTTTTATTCATTTTCTTTCTCCTTTTCTTTAGCTTTTAGTAAGACTGTTAGAAGTATACATATAGGAACGAAGATAGGCCAAAGTATAGTAAATAACATTAGATGCTTCTTAACGTTCATAACGTCGAACATTCCGTACCAGCCAACGCCCCCAATGATGTATAGAAAAAGGATTATTTCTTCCATTCTTCTTTCCCTACAAGGTTTGGGTATTCAGACAGAAAATAATCCTGCCGGAGACAATAAGTAGTATACGAAAGATAGTTTTTAAAATAGATAAGAGGCTCTTCTGGCGGATTAGGTTCTACATAACCTTGGAGTATTTTTGTAACCCGGACTCGGATGCTATGAGTATTGTTTTCATAGATTCCGTTTAGATGGACAAGAGCTTTTGGAATGGTCATTTTCTTCTTCCTCTTCTTTTTTTTTCTAAAATATCGAAATTTATTCTGGTGGATCTTGAGGTATAAGGAAATTCCAGGGATAAGAACTCCCATCTCTAAATTTTATAATAGCCTTTTTTGCTTCAGCTGGTGTTATTTTCTTTGTACCTGGATAATAATAGACCAAAGGGCCGCAATTTTTTATATCAAATAGCTCTTTAAAGAAGCTTTCGTAATCAAAGCCTTTTTTATCTAATTTTATTTTTATACCTTCTTCAATGGCCCAAACTGGAGCCCATCCAGCAATACAGGCAGTTGATTGGCAATTTGAATTCAGTAAATTGATACCGTCTGAGAGACTGATATAGAATTCATCATCATCTTGGTATGGCTTGTTAGGATGAGAATAAAAACTATCCATATCGAAACGTTTAGAATCTAATTTTCCGATCCAATTGGCGAATTTTGTTAGGCGAGCTTTGTGCATTTTCTTCTTCCTTTTTATAAAAGACTAGGCCCGAAAAGTAACCAAAGAATAGAAATAGCCCCAATAATGAGTGAAGCTTGAAAGGTGAAAAGAAAAATTTCAAAAAGAACGCACAGGATTTTATAAACTATCATTGGCATTTTAATTATTACAATCATTCTTTTCGCTCCTAAAAAAGTGGGACTACCTGTCCCGAGTTCAGGGAGGAAGGTTTAAGATTCTTTATGCGCAGTGGATATTGGAAACTGTTCGAATTGGAATTCTGGCAATTGATCCATCTTCAACTTGGATTTCCACTAGTTTTGAATTAATGGTTGCGCCGTAGTCAGATAGATCACAAATGCCATTCGTCATGTGGGAAGAAGCCTTTTGAAAAGCAAAAGGATCGGAAGGATTAGCTGCGGCATATTCAGAAGCTGCAGCTAGGATTGAAGCTTTGTCTTTGTTGTTACGAAGGGCTTTGAGCTTATTTATCTCAATAAGGCTGTCAGCTTTGGCATCAAGAACCCGAGTGATTTTGTTTGAGAACGGATCAAGGAAAACCTGATTAATGGTTTCCGCAATCCGAGCTTCGATAAATTCGTCGTAAGAGTTGCGAGCTGGTTTTGAAGACATAGTTTTATTCCTCTTTTTTGGAGTTAGGGTTAGAGATCGACTTCTTGGAGTTTTTTGATTATGTTCTTGATATCTTCTTTAAACTGGTTTGTTATTGTAGGTGGCGGATTTGAATATGCGCCATAGCTAAGTACGGGCATATAGGCAGGGAGGCATTTAGGCAGAGCTTGATTAAGCTCCTTTAAACTATTCTCAATCTGGCCCAGTCTAGCAAAATTAATAGCTTTGAGTTTCTTGCTGGTGTCTTCATCATATGTATCTGGATTTCTCATATAATTAGAAGAAAGTTTATCTCCAAGTGTCCGTGCCATAACAGCACCAGCAAGACAAACATTACACCTGCTTTCACCAGTTCTAGGATCGTATGATTTCTCATACCAAGCGGCCATGTTTATCATATATTTTTCCGGTTGGCTTTCTACCCATTCTAAGTCTAAAAGGGCAACTTTGAGCAGGTCGCTTAGTTTGTCAGGTAAATTTTTAAGTTCAGTTTGCATTTTTTCCTCCTTCTTAAAAAGATTTTTCTATGGGAAAGTTTTCTAGATTTTTCCAACCTTCTCCGGAACCAATGACGCAAGTTCTTTTAGTAATTGGACTCGTTATAACCATGGTCCAAGTTTCAGAGCCGGGAGAACTAAGGATTTCTACAAAAAATCCGTTAGTAGTAATTCCAGAAGATACAGGAATTTCTTGCCATTTTTCTTTAAGATGTTTTATAACCTTGCTTCTGGGACCGCAATTTTTTGGAGATTGAGCATAGGAAGTTTCTGCGGTTGCGTGGTTTAGAAGAATTGCAAAAGCCGCAGAGATGGAAATTGTCAGGAGGGTTGAACGTTTCATCTTTTTGGTTCCTTCAAACTAAGAAAATCCGGTCATCCGGGGCAAACATTTGCAAAGTTCCACGCTGACCAGCTGAGCCGGCTATTTGAGTATAGCGAATCAAAAAGTCCGGTATGGTAGGAGCAATGATCATGTACCTGTTGTTGTCCGCCGCTTTTGGATGCAAGGGGTGAGCAAACCTAAAGATAGTACCTACCGGCATATTCTTAGGATCCCAACCTTGGGCATTTCGCAGAGCTTGAGCGGCTGCTTCAAGTTCCATGACAACCTTTTCCCAGCCAAAGTTAGAAACAAGATCTGAGTCTTTCATATTAAGATCCTTAGTCAGATTTAAGACCAGGTCTATGATTTTTTGTTCTTCTGGTCTCATTCGCTTGATCCTTTTTTAGATACTCTTGGGTTTGTTTCAGAAGCTACAAGCCAATTAGGGTACCGCCATGAATCCCGAACTTTGCAATCCCCGCAGATACGCTCGCCGGAGTGAGCAGAGTAGAAGAATTCCAGGCATTGCAAGCACTTACGATCTTTCCCTTCAATAAGGGGTTGGATCTTTATTACAACTGGAGGATTGTCTTTGGAGTTTAGCTTTTCTATTTGTTCTATGTAAGACATGCCGTAGTTTGTAATTTTGATTACCAGGTTGGTGGATTTTCTAAGATATGTAAGCTCCAACCGGCCAGCATTGCGAGCGGCAAGAATAGCTCGCCTGGTGTGAGGAAGGGGCAAGTTACATACCTTTGAAAGCTTCTCAGGATTGACCACAGAAGATTTCTCTTTCAACAAGGCTTTCAAAACAGAGTATTGGTAATGTTTTCTGCTCATTTTTATTTCTCCTTTTTAGCTTTTCTCCGAATGTTCCAAAATTTGTCACATAGGGAAGAGAACCGGAAAATCTTCAGCATATTTCCAAAAGATAAAATTAAAAATAAGCAGGAAAGAAATAAGTCCGGCAAAGAAGAGAAAGCCCTTCATAAAATTAAAAAGCATTTCTTTTAGTCCTTTTTCTTTCCTGCTCATAATCATAGTCCCGTTAGGTATGTGATTTGTTCCGCAAGCTCCCGGAAAAAAATCCAGCTAGCTAAGCCTATGAGAAGCCAAAAAGCTATCCGGCCTAACATTTTGTAAGCTCTTCTTGAAAGGCCCGGCCACTTTTTTCAGCCAGATCATAGGCCCAGACGAAGAGAGTTTCCGAGGCAATTTCTCGGGCATTGAAATTCGGATCGGAAATTTTGAATATAAGATTAGGTTCCTGCTTGATGAGAATTCGCTCAGCTTGATCATGGCCTAAGCCGAAGGTTTGTAGCTCCGTAAGGAGTTTTTCGAAGTTTTCATTCAGCATTTTTTCTTTCTTTCATTTCATTTAGAATGATTTCCCTTTTAGCTTTATCAAAAGCCTCTAGCTTGGCAAGAAACTTTTTATAAGCTTTTTGTGACTTTTCCATAGCTAAGCCCCAAGCTTCTTCCGCATCTTCAAAAGCCTTTTCAGCTTCTTCAAAGTCTGCCTCTGCTTTTTTAGATTCAGCTTCGAGTTTTTTTAGGTTTTTTAAGGGCATTTTTTCTTTCCTTCTCTATTTGACCTGTTGAAAAGCTCCAACAGTTATTTATTTGTTCAGCTGTTACTACAAGAGGCTCAACTAAAAGCAAATCCGGGTGAAGTTCAAACATAACTATGCCGCCATTTTCCCGAGTAACTTCAATAGAAAGCCATTCACCTTCATGCTGTTCAATTTTGAATTCTTTGATAAGCATTTTTTCTTTCCTTTTTCTAGTTATTGGGTGACATAAAAAACCATGCACACCCATGCACATATTATGATAACCCATAACCTTAATAGAGTCAAGTTTTATTTTCCCGGGAATTCGGATTGGTATCTAGAAGAAGATTATAAGTTTTAAAAATAAGTTCTTCAGTCCTAGGCAAGCCCCAATTTTCTTGGGGAAGAGTTTTGAAAACAATCTGAACGGCTCGTTGAATTGTTTCTATGTTAGCTGGAGAATCTTCTTCGGGAGACGTTTGAGAAATTTCCAGGACCATACGATTTTCTGGAGCTTTTTCTAGAATTTCTGACCAAGGAATATAGTTCGCATCCCAGATATTAAAAGCTTTTGGAGTTTCTTTGGAAGCTTCTAGTTCATAAGCTTCAGAAGTTTTTTCCCCGAAAAGTTTTCTGTCAGCTTGGATTTTCTGAAGTTCTTCAAGCTCATCTTCCTGGGCTAGGAGATTTCTGAGGGCTTGGATTTTTCTTTCTTCAACTGAAAGAATATCATTTTTATTTTCAAGATCTGGGGTTTCAAGCATAGTTTTTACATAGCTTCGCGTAGAGATTTGCGGCTCAGAAGTTTTTATTCTGAGGGTTTTAATTTCAGCTGCTTGTTTATAAGATGTATTATTTGTTGAGAGTGTTCCGTAGGCTTCTTCATAAGAACCAGTTTGCTCATTGGGCCACGGAATATGCTCATGGGCAAGCCCATGCACTATATTCGAAATATGGCCGGGGCTTATTTTAAGAGCTTTAGCAATTTGCCTCTGAGCATAGCCTTCCACGAACATTCTTTTAACTGTTCTGATATCTTCAACTGTAATACGATTGTTGCGAATTTTTGGAAAAGTACGCATCTTTAAGTTCCTTTTATTAGAGTTTGAAGCCAAGTTATTTAGTTTTTAGCTTTTTTTTCTTTCCAAGTTACTCCCATTTTTATGTTGTGGATTGTGTTCTGAATGACTTGGAAGTCCCGGGAAATTGAAGCACAGCTTTCTCCAAACTTGAGCCGGGCTTTTATTTCCAGAACATCTTCTTCTGAGAGCTTTTTTCTAGGCATTAGCTTTTCCATCTTCATTTTTAAAACTATGATAAGTTTGCATAAGTTCTGCAAGAGCCCCACTTACCTTCATATCAGGCATAAGCAAAAAGACTAAAAATTCTGGTTCTGTGGCTGAGCATCTAGAATAAATTGAGGCTGTATTTTTAAAGGGCTTAACATTATAATTAGTCATACTTGTTACAGGATAAAGCCAAGATCTTTTTGCAGAATGTAAAACGGTCATTGGGGTTGGATGTTGAGATACCATTGTATAAACTCTATTATTTCCTATTCTAACCCTTCTAACAGCTTGGCCGTCATTAGGACCGCCTATTACAAGGGCTTCAGTTTTTAAATCAAGCATTAGCTTTTCCGTTTTAAAGTAGATTGTTTGGAATCATATTACTCGGACTGCGTCCGGGTTTTTAAGGTTTTCCATTTTTAATAAGATGATAAATCTCCATCATATACATAATCCCCCAGAAGGCTGTTTCATCTTCCGGGACTAGGAAAATAAGCTCAGATGGAACTTTTATATCCCACTCAGATGTCTGAAATCTGCATATTCGATATTTTTCTGGGTTTTTAAAATCATCTGAAAAAGCAAATGGGCCGGTAAAAAAATCCTGAGCACCTTTTATTCCAAGCCACATAAAATCTTGCTCGGAAGATATTTCTTTTAAAGGAACAACTTCCCCGTCATATGCTCCGCCAATTATTAGAGCTTCTTTAAAAAGATCTACATTTTTCATCTTACTTTCTTTCCTTTGTTCATCCTTCGGATGAAGGATTTTAATTTTGTCAGTGGGATTTTTTTTGAATTCATATTCCTAGCCTGAGCCTACGGCTCGGTTTAAGATATTCCTAAGATAAAAGAAACCTGCCCCGGGAAGTTTTCATCCTCCGGATGAATCCAAATTTTATTCCCATCTGTTTAAAATCCAAAAGTTGTTTGAATGAACACAACTGATTGATGCATGATTGGGGGGAGCGTTGTGACCAAAACAATAACACATATTTTTGTTAAAATGAATACCAAAAGGTTTTTATCAAACAGGTCTGCTCCATTCCCAAATCCATATAAGAATGAATATCAATATGTCTA